GCCCTTGGGAGCCCAAGGTGGGGTTTTGATAGCCATTTAGCCCTCCTTACCAGTAGTAGTTGTTACTGCACCCTTGACAGGATTAACAATCTTTGTGTCGCCCATGCGCTTTTCGCCAGGACGTGCAGGTGCTTGACCCTTTACAGCACGACCAGCTTTAGTCGCATCTTCGTGACCTTGCGCATCATCTTTTTCAAGATTAGGATTATCTGCATCATGGTCTTTTGCCATATCGTCAGCCGCTTTGCCCTTGCGCTTGTCTTTCATAGTCTCAGCTTTAGCACCAGACTGATTAGGTTGCTTTGACTCTTTCATCTTTTTCTTAGCAGTGTGCTTGTGAGACTCAGACACAAGAATGTCAAGGTCTTCGACAGGAACGTCAAACTCGACGCCATGCTCAAACATCACGTCATAGTGAGTGACAGTAGCAGTGCCGTCTTCGTTTTCAACGAGCGTATGTTGTCCAGAGATACACTCTCCGAAACCCCATTGCTCTGAAGTTACGTGCTTGGCGCAATCGTGACTGAGTGCTTTATCGACTTCTTTCGTGTCCATGTCAGCAGACTCATCTTTCATGGCCTTTTTAATAGCCTTTCGGCGCTTGTGCAAATACTCGTCCGAAGAATCAACATCACCATCGTTGTCGATGTCAGCATCAGCTTTACCGACAGGATCCATCTTTTTCTTTTCTGTTACTTCGGCCCACAGTTCTGCCATTTTTCTGATATACGAGGGATTCATTGCTTTCTCCGTTTAAGTGGGTAGACCTATTTGTGTGGCAATCGCAGTAATAAAGACTGCAATAACTAGCCAGCTTACTTTCATACCCAAGTTGACTTTCTCAACTAAGGATGAAATATCTTTTGACATATCGTCGGTTTTCAACGATATTCTATTTATTCTTTCGTGTTGCTCTTCACGGCGCTCTTCTAGCACATTGATCTTTTCTTCAACCTTCGCAATCATGACAACTGCCTCGGTGAGTTTCTCCATGTGCCTTTCAATAGCCGCCATTCGCGCTTCATGATCCGCAGTATCAATGATGTGCTTATCAATTTTGTTATCGAGTCCTTCGATAAGCTCCTTTGTAGTAGCCATTTTAGTTCAGTGCTCCCATTCGATTTATTACCGCAGTAGACTTAATTGTCTACTTTTGCTCCCCCACGCCATTGATAGCAAGACCAGTATCTTGCTTTCCATTTTGGACCAGGATTATCGCAGTTATGCCTAGCCCTAAAACTTTTTCTTCGCCCGGGATCGTCACGCTTAATCTCCATTTTAGGATCACCGAAGTTAACTTTCACTACATTACCTTTTTCGTTTTTAACGTAGACAGAGAACTTTCTAGGACCACCAGGCGTACGAAATGGATCGTTCAGCTTCACTTTCTTGCCTTGGTACTCAGCGGCTTCCTGCACGAGGTCTTCGTACATTGACTCACAAGTACAATCGATTTCGTCTGCTCGATGATCTTTAAACTTCTTCATCTTCGTCCCCATTCGACTTTAGATAGTCAGTTGCGCTATCAAGGTAGTCGTTCGCTTTCGTAATTTTGTTTTGAACCCATTCTGGAAGATTGTCATCGTCGCCCAACATCTTCATCAAGTCTTGCGCATTTCGCACGATAGTCTTGAGTTGAGTCTTCGCCATTTCCCCTTCTTGATCATACTCATTGGGGTCTTTATCTTCTTTCAGCCTTAGGTTCTTAAACGTTTTCATTTCGATTCCATATACTCGCTTGCTTTCAACTTGACGCCTTTAGCGGCGAGTTCACGTGCCGCAATCTGAGACACGAATCTAACCTTTGCACGAGCGACTTTTTCAAGTGCGGCTTTGTCCATACGTGCAATCATAGCCTTCAGCTTTTTGTAAGTAGGCGATGTCACGTTGATCTTTTCAAGATCAGCGTATGCCTTCTTGAGTTGTTGCAACTGGGCATCAGAGAATTCAGCTAGTTCGGTCGACTCTTTGACCTTTGACATACCGCCACGATCATTTCTGACCCAGCCCTTAGCTCTCAGTCGCTTCTCTCTTTCAGCTTTTTCACGTTCTGCTTCTTTCTTTCTGAACGCGGCTTTAAACATGGTGTTATGTGCTTTGTTGACTTCATCAACTTTGTCGGGCAGACCTTTGTGCTTGGTCTTCGCAAAATCTTTTACGTCTTTCTTTGACATAGACTTAGCGGCTTTTGCTACTTCAGGAGATGCATCGTCCATCTCGCCCTTCTGCTTTGCTCGCACCATGCCAAAAAACTTCTGCTGTGCTTTTGATACAGCCTTTTCTTCAAGACCTTCGCGCACTAAACGGTTGTTCTTAACCATTCCGTTCTTTTTGAATATAGTAATTACACCGTCACGAGGGTCTGTATCCATTTTGTCAATAAAGTGTTTCATTTGAATGAACGTCTTGTCTTGCTTGTTTACGTCAGACTCTCTACCAAGTTGACGAACAAACGCACCGACCTTCATAAAGTCTTTCTTGTCGATACCACCATGTTTTCTTGCGTACTGTTCAAATTCTTTTGCGACCTTGAAGAAATCAATTGCTTCATCTAAATCTTCTTTAACACTCACTTCTTTCTTTGAAAGCTTAGTCAGAACATTAGCAATTTGCGGTGGTCTCATACCTACAGACATTAATGCTTGATTAATATCACCCCATTGATACATTTCTTTGTCGCCGCGTCTACTGTATTTGCCCGGCGCTTCGTTGATGCCTACTTCTTTCTTTGAAAGCTTAGTCAGAACATTAGCAATTTGTGCTGTCCTTATACCTACAGCCATTAATGCTTGATTAATATCACCCCATTGATATAGCTCTTTGTCTCCGCGGCGCGAATACTTACCTGGTGCTTCATTAACTTCTACTTCTTCTTTCTTAAGACCACCCATCATGTTACCGTAGACTTTACGATTCATTCTTTGTGATCGAGTTTCGTCACCATGATCGCGCTTGCGTCTGTCTTCGCGTTCTTTCTTACGGCGAATGTCACCTAATGGATCATAACGCTTTTTGCCATCTCTTTCTCTACGCTCTTCGCGTTCTTTCTTACGGCGAATGTCAGCCAATGACATCGCTTCGTCAACCGACTCCTTTTGCATGTCTTTCATGCGTTGCATCGATACGGGTTGACCTTTCTTAGAGATAATACCGTTAAAGCCTTGCTTTCTCATACTATCAAGAAACTTCTTAGCATCATTTGCAGAATCGAATGAGCGAACACTGATAGGTCCGCGCTTGGACTTAGCATACTTAACATCGAACTTTTCGTTCGTGCTTTCTTTAGGCACACAGTTAGGCACCATCTTGTCGCCTTTCTTCTTCATGCCCACTTGTTTGTGAGTATCCCAGCAAGGGTCTTTTTCATTCAAAGGCTTTTCGCCTTTCTTTTTCTTCGCAATAGCGATAGCGGCTTGCTGTGCAGGCGATACTGCTTCTCTTAGGTCTTTTAATGATTTCACGCTAAGTCCTTATCGTGGTTTAATCCACCCTTTTTCTTTTTAACAATAAAAGCGTTGACTCTAGCGTGTCCCCATTGCTGAGGAGTAGTACCAGGTCGATGACCTGTACGCCATGCCGCAACACCTCGGTCGTAAACTTTTTTGAGAACAGAACGTGAGATGCCCGACTTCTTTGCTTTGTCAGTCAGTGCGTCTTCGTTGATCACATGATTTTTAAATTTCATTTGTTCTCCGTACATCTTTTTTATAGCTTTCGTATACTTCGAAGGCTTTGTTTTTGCGTCCGCATCGCCAGGCGCTGGCTTATAAGCCGCTGGGTTATCATCGTCCATCTTCGCACCCTTTTTGAAGTGACGATCCCTCGCAACCTTTGTCGCCTTAGACAGACCCTTATGATAGTGCTTGGGCTGTGTACCTTTACGATCTTTAATGTCTTTGTCTTGAGGCGTTTTCATTATTTATACAACTCGGGTTGTTTGGCGATTTTTGCGTCGAGCCCTAGCAAGTCGCGCACGATCAAGCACCTTATCGTACTCACGCTCTTTGCGATCTCGCTCTCGGCGATCTTGTTGTCGATCTTGTCTTTTGTCGAATGAGATACGTTGCTTTGCCGCATCTACTTCGTCGCCGCGTATTTCTTTTACGTCAGCTTTTTCTTGACCAGCGATATTCTTCTTTGCTTTCTTAGTAGCGGCGGGTGTTCCCCATTCGGGCTGATCTTTGTACCAGTTGTCTGTCTTACCCTCAGCGAACGTTGGCTGATAGTTGACTAGGTGCTTAGGCATGATGCCCTTCTTGACCATCTGACGAAACATTTTGTCAAGTGTACGAACGTCAGTATCCGTCATCTTAGCGGTCTTGATAAGATTGTTTCTAGCATCGCCTGGATTCTTTTTGCGTAGGTCTAGAAACGTACGTATCGCAAACTTGTACTTCTTTTTGTTGATTGTGCGATCAAGAAAGGCATCAACTTGAGGCATGAGATCCCGCATGAGACCACTTCCGCCCCAACCTGCTTCATCGATTAGTTCAACGTCCGTAATCCATCTGCGAGAGAAACTGCCATCAGCCATATCGAGAATAAGATAATTGGTACCAAGGCGTGAGACACGACCCATTTCACCAGTTTCTTTGACCATAACTTGATCGCCTTCATTAAACAATACTCCTTCAATAAATTTTTCTCGCATGTCAGATACGGGCTCAAGTTCAACGTGATTCTTGAACTGAGTCATTTCTTTTAAGCCCATACCAGAGCGTACATCATTAAACAGTTTTTTCGCATCACGGCTACTCATTGTAGATGGCACACCTTGTGCGAACGTTGTGAAATCATTATTCTTAGCATTTTCACGTTGCTTTGATGCAGACATGCCTGTCACGTCATCGGCATCTGGATCTCGCTCACCAGCAGAGACTACAGTGATGCGCTCAAAGTTATAGAAACCATGTCGCGCTTTCTCACCGTTGTACTTTTCTAGAAGCGTTTTGAATTCGGTAATACGATCAGCACCGACAACCATGGTAATGCGATTAAAGCCTTGATCGTAGAGACTAGTCGCGACTTCGAATACGTTTCGAAGTTTCTTATCCATGATTACGTTACGTGCCTGTTTTGGGAACATCTTACGAACGTGCTTAATTTTCTGTTCGTAAGTGAGAGGATTCTTTTTGGCATCACTTGACTGTGACAAGTAAACTTTATAGGGATTCTTGCCTGCCTTTGTAGCCATGACCTTTAACAGTTTGCCATGTCCGATTGTCGGCGGATTCATCCTACCGAATGTGAAAAATACCTCGCGTTGCTCTTCAACGAGATAATCTTTAAAAGACGGAAAACTCATTTCTTATCTGAACCACCCATTCTACGTTCTTTTTCCATTTTACGAATTTGAGGCAACATCTTGCGAGCAATCTTATCGACTCTCGGCTTCATCTTTTCGATGCGCTTTTCAATTTCTTGGCGACGACCAGCAGGTAAATCAGATCGAGTCTGACCCTTTGCTAGTTTCTTGAACAGGGTGTTGATTGCGGCTTTGCGGGCGCGTTTCATAAGACGTTTAGGATCTGCCGCTTTTCTAGCCGCTCTCCTTCTGCCCATGGCAATCTTTGCTTTATTCTTCTTCATCGCTCTGGCACGTGCACGGCGCTGTTGAAAGTTCAACGCTTCGTCTACGTCTTCGCCAATACGTCCTCTCTTACGCTTCATAGCGGCGTATGAGATTTCTTCTGGCATGCCAGGCGTGTAGTCAACTGTTAGAAAATCTTTAAAACTTAACATACTAGTTTCTCGTTGGTTTGTCCCATCCCTTTAATATATCGGGTGAAAAGTTGTTATAGCTAAACTCTAGCCTATCAACCAATTTCACTGCGTCACCACCAAGTGTGTCAATTGCTACATAACCTTCTTGACCAGTAGTCTTGAACCCGTTGCGAGTTTTCACAAAAGTTTCAAGACTACTGAGTCTGTTTAACTTATTTATAAGTTTTAGTTTGACAACTACAATTAATTTTTGTAGTTCAAACATCTTAACTAAGTTTGCTTTGTTTTTGTTGCTGAAGAACTTGAGGAGGTCGTCGCGCTTCGCTTTTTGCGTGGCTTTGCCGCGCGGGGTTTTGCGGCTGTCGATTTCTTTTTGGTACTTGTTTTTGATCCAGCGGATGAGCTTTTCCGTGTGGGCGCGGGTGTCTTTGATTTGACTTCCGGCTCGGACGTAGGTGTTGTTGAACTGCTCGATGTGCTGGGCGAGGGACTGGTTGGCTTCGAGGGCTCTGAGGGTTGTGCCCGAGATCCCGTTAAACAATTTACCAATTTGCGAAAGATATTCATTTATTTGCTCCGTTTCTCGTTTAGTCAGAGTCGCATTGCGAACGTCACGTAGCATTGCATCCTGTGACCATACTTTAGTGGATGGATTCAATTTACTTACATCAACTCCGTACGATGCTCGCATCGTTTCGAAGCTATTGCCTGTATATGTAGTATGCCATACAATCCCGATTTTAGCGTTCAGAACAGCAGAAGCCATTTTAACGGGAATAGCATATACAAGAGTATTAGGGTGAAACGTAACATAGGATTCTCCATCGATTGTTTCTCGTTGAACATCACCTTGCCCAAAGAGAAAGTCTCCTTGGATCACGCCTTCAATCCCTAATGCGGGTAAATACCGTAGTGCATCCTTTAGTTTAGTTGCAAGGTCGCCTGAAGTGTCTGCATCAACATCAGCCTCAGTCTTGTAGACCTTCGGATTTTTATTGAAGATTCCTTTCTTCGCTACAAAGAATTTACCATCACGTGGATCAGTGCCAGCAAAGATAGCTGGCGCGCCGTCCCACTTCATGGACACTCGACCCTCTTTCTTACCGCCAAGCATGTTCCGAAGATCACGCAGAGCGAAGATTGCTTGCCGAGTCCCATCGACACCACCGTACAGCACCTTATCCTCAATGTGAGTCATGTGAGTGTTTTTCTGCTCAGTAATAAATTCTAGAAAGTTCATTATAGTGCCGCCTGAGTAACGTCTATCTTAACCGATGGCGATGACGGTGCGAATGCTGTTGCAGGTACCGCCTGTAAAGTGACCGTTGCGTCTGTACTTGCCCACATATGTCTTATCGTGTCGTTTGCGTCCAGAGAAACTGTGTTTGTCGAAGCAAATGTTGTGAAAACAGCATTTCCCACAATAGTGACAAGACGTGTTGTACCAGTCAAATCGGAGTCGTTTTTACGTAGCCAAAAGTAAACATTTTTAGATGAACTGTTAGTTGAAGTTACCTGTGCATTTACCGTAACTGCATAGAGACCAGATTGAAATACTTGAATTTTTGATCTATCACTGTCTAGATACTGCATCTGTTGCGCACGTAAATCTGTTGACAATCTTATAGGTTGGGCTGTGTTAGCCAACAGCATATTTTGATCAGAGTCACTAACAAAGTTGCCATAGTTCTTTTGTTGTTCATAGTTAGGGCGAACAAAGATTTCGCCTTGCGACGAGTCAACGCGAAGAACAGACCCCATTGGATTTACATTGTCAGGTGCTGTTGGCTTGACATTCGTTAAACCGCCCGCCACTGTTGGGCTTACATACAGAATATCACCGACATTAAATGCAGAGGTGTTTACATCACGGACTTTACCCCATACTGTTATTCGACCATCAGCACTGTCAGCGATATCTTCTGTAGCAATGCCTAATCCATAAAAACTAGGAAACTCGTTGTTGGCTTGAAAAGGTTCGACAAGTAATCGTGCAGTGCCGTTTTGTTCTGCGCCTGCAAATCGAACAGCAGTGCCGTTTAGAATCGTCGAGCCAGTTTTATTGCGAACATATGCATACGACTCTTGACCAATTTGCTGAGTCACACCGTTGGGATGTTGCAGATTCAAAGTCTGATCTTGTTCACTCCAGCTCAATTGCCCCACTTCAGGGAATTCTTCTTGTGTGTGATTGCGATCAAACTTAAGTGTGTTGACAGGACCAGGATCAGTTGTGAACTGAACTGTCTGAGTGTTCGCATCGTATTCAAGCAACCAGTTATTGTTGTTGCCTGTCATTGTGTTACGATTCACATCATCAAGATAACGAAACTCTTTTTCACCACCACCGCCAAGCGAAGTCAGTTGCTTCTGCACTCGCTCAACAAAAGTCTTGTAATGACTATTCAAGTCTTCTTGTGTGACATAGTTACTGCGAAGATCGACCTTGTTTAGATAATCTTCTTGCTCTTTGATTGGCTTCTGGACAGGAGCGACAGGCGACTCAGGTAACATTTCAGGAATAAACGATCTATCACCTTTCAGTGCAGAAAGATAATCGTTCATACCAGCTGGCGTGTCATCGACAATTTTTTCTTCAACGATAGGTGCTGTGCCGCTTTTCTTTTTCTCTTCGGCAATCGCTTTGAAAAAATCTGTTAGTGTTGTCTTTTCATCTGACATTAAATTTCGACCTTTTTCCTCTCTAGACTAATTGCCAAGACAAATCACTTTCGTTCCACAAGTACATGGTGCCGTCTTCTGACGAAGGTCTTGGTGTAGGCGCCTCCCATTGATAAGTATCGGTATTCAGTGTCCACGATGAAAACGGTTGTTGTGGTATAAACGCATCTAGATCCGAATCATAAGTATAACCGATTCCAGCATAGTTTCCTCTAAAGTTATTGTTGTAACTAGTTTGTTTCCAAGTGCCGCCAAACAACTGACTACAAAAAGCCACGCCCAATGATTCTTGTTCATCACCATTTCCATCAAGAAGTTCTTCATTAGCAACAACAATTACTCTAATAACTTCGTTGTTTTCGTTAATTTCTGCAAAATGTGCCATTAAAATGTAATACTCCCTGATCCGGTAAATTTATAAATATTATAACCGCCGAAAATAGTTGTAGTTGGTGAACCTGTTGTAGCAGTCGCTGTTTCTAAGGTCTTGATAATTACAATCCCCGAACCTCCAGCGCCTCCAGTCGCACCTACATGAGATCGAGCCCCGCCACCACCGCCTCCGGTGTTAACTGTGCCAGCAAAGCCATTTCCAGTAGTACCGCCTGCACCACCGACGCCGCTTCCTCCTGAGCCTCCAGAGGTGTCAAAGGCTCCACCTCCACCGCCTCCAGCATAAGTTACAGATGGCCCTTCTATGTTTGATGTAACGCCGTCACCGCCATTACCCTGTGTACCGCCACCACCGTTTGAGCCTGCAGAACCTGCTCCTCCACCCCCACCAGACCGATAATAAAGTGGAGCGTCTTGACCAATTCCTCCATCATTTCCTTCAGAAGGAGAATATCCACCATCATTTCCAAGACCCGGATCGCCAACACCTCCACCCGTAGAACGAGATGATCCACCGCCTGATCCACCGTCTTTTCCGTTACCAAACTTTGTGCTAGTGTCATTAGTTAAATAGGCGCTGTAATTACCACCACCACCGCCACCAGATGAAGTTATTGATACACCTGTGCCAGATATTAATGAATTAGAACCATTAGCCCCTGCATCTCCCTCTGCTGTCGCTGAAGCCCCAGCGCCTATAGTAACTGTGTAAGTAACCCCAAAAGACAACTCAAATGCGCTGCCTGTTCTATAGCCTCCAGCACCGCCTCCTGCTCCGTGATAAGTGCCGCCGCCACCCGCGCCGCCTCCTGCAACAACCAAGTAATCTATTTCTACAGTTGGTACAGAAGTATCGTTGATTGTGAACGTGTCTGTTGCGACAATTGTACCTGATATGCTTCCTGTTCGTATTTCAATTGTTCCTGTTTCACTTCCTTCAGTTGTTGAATCAGCATCTGGCGTTACTGTAAATGACCCTGCATTACTATTGATTGTAAAGTTACCTGAAGCTGTAGAGAAATCACCGCCTGAAGGTGTTGTTACAGTCCAATACAATGTCGTACCATTAGAAACATTAGTTGTAGATACATTCATAGTTCCAGCAGAACCTTCATCAATAGAAGCTGGAGCTGTTACACTATAGGTTGGTTCAGCCGGTCCGGAAACTGGCTGACTTAAATAAAACGAAGACTGCTGAACACCAATAACACCGGCTTTTGCATTGTGAAATGTAGCCGCAATCTCACCAATATTCGAATCACTTGAATCCCCAACGCGGCGAACACGTGCGTAAACCTGATTAATTCCATCAGTTCTAATGCCCGCAACGACATTCATATTCCCATATTTGCCATTGGCACTATCGTCGTTAAATTCCCAATGTGGATTTCCGGGTATTCTTCTCCAAGTCATGGTTATCGATATCCTTCGTTGTTGTTATTTATTATATCTCTATCTTATTTCTTGATTTGATGAAGTCATAAGGATAGATACCGCCTCGTACGTCTAGAAGTGTGACATCACCATTTTCAACCTTTCGACCTGCACGATACGTTACAGCAAGCACGGCTTTGTAGTCGCCTTGAAACGCCCAGCCATATTCGTTAGCGTAATGAGTAGACTCAGAAAATGTTAACGTATATGAGCCGTTAGGTTGTCTGGTAAGAATAGGTGTGCCTTGTCCGATGCAGTGTACGCTTTGTCGATTGAATTTGCGCCCTTCTGCCCAGTCAGGACCATAAACCGAGCGAGACACTAACTGCTGTCCCGCACGTGTATTTGGAACATATCGAAACGCACTAAAGCCAGACTTCGCTCGATTATCACCAAACGTTGTCTGCATAGTTTTTTCTAGGTCTGTTACAAAGTCTTTTACGATCTTATCGTTGTAGATGTTACTACCTGCAGTGCTAGAAATACCACCGTACTGCTGAAACGCTTTCGCACCACCTTCTTTCTTGTGCGAGATAAATCCTACTTCGACGCCTTTGTCATTGATGATGGCAATGTCAGCCTTAGGATCACCCTTGATCTGATCTGCTCCTGCGTTATCACAGCTTGCTATTTTATAGCGACCGATGTTAATGTCAATCGCTTTACCTTCTTGATCACATGCGTCTCTAATCAACTTGATCAGAGTCTCGGTCGCTTCTTGTTCTGCTTTCAAAACATTCTTTGAAGCAGGCTTTGCGATGACTTGAAAACGATCTATCTTAACAACACCCAGTGACGATATGCGCAGAGCAGGGGCGTCTTTTACAACCTCCGGTCTGTTGTTTTTGAATATCTCCATGACGTGATCGATAGCGGCTTGTCGCTTATCGGTGACAATAGCAACACGAGAACCGGTCACTCGCTTCAGCGTGTAACCGACTCCCTTTAGCGTGTTTTCAATATCGTTTAGCGTCATGAATGCAAACTCAAGTAATTTGCATTTATTTATAACAATTGGTCTCCCGAGTAGGATTCGAACCTACAACCTACAGCTTAGAAGGCTGTTGCACTATCCGTTGTGCTATCGGGAGAATTGGTCTCTGAGGTAGGATTCGAACCTACGACCCCTCGCTCCCAAAGCGAGTGCACTACCAGACTGTGCTACTCAGAGATTTGAATGATGCCGTTTTCCCAGTTCTCAGCAACATCTTTTGCATAGTAAGAATTCTTACCGGGCAGTTCTCTTGCTTCGACAAGGGTATCGCCTTCCCAGAGATCGACCACGTATATCGTATCGGGTCCTTCGTGATCTCTGTTCTTGCCCATCACTGTCTTTCGACGAATGACACTAGTTCTTTTTTTCGGATTTTTTTGCATGTTTCTCCGCACACTCGTATGAACAATAAACTACAGAGTCGAATGTGAGTACTACTCGGAATTTTTTACCGCAGTTGGTACAATTCCTATAGTTGCACTCTTTCATTTCTACTCTCCAAATTCACAAACGAATTGGTGAATGATTTTGTCGTTGACGTACACCGATGCGTGAGGAAAATCGTACTGCTCGCCCATTTCAACAAGCGCACGAGGATACTCTTCTGCGATTGACCTCGCTTGAATCTTTATAAATTTGTAGAGAAGACGAATATTGATTCGATCATCGAAAGATCCGATGCACGAAATAGAAACATCGTCGGGTAGAGCATCCATTCTAAAAACATTCAACATATCAAAGGTCTCCAAACCAAGGTAAAAATTCATCGTTCGTAAAATCGTCGCCCGCAAACTTTCTCACAACAATCAGTGCGTTCATAATATATAGCAGGTCACGCACTTCTTCGCGAAACGTCTCATAGAACTTCTGATCAAACTCGCGAATACTGCCAGAGTTGTGCCAGATGTCCATTACTTTGATGAAGCGGACAATCTCAGGTGCTTCTTTCAGTCGCGCTCGATCAAGAGCCTTTCGCTTCGCTCGATTGCCTACAAAAACAGGTGGCTTAGTCAAGTACCAAACGTACTCAGCAACTCGATCACCGAACTCTGCTTGAATCTCATCGATAGTGACATCGCAGTCTTCAACGGTATCGTGAAGAATGGCGGCGATGATTGCGGCATCGTCAGTCACGTGAGTCGCCACCATTTCTGCGACAGCAATCACGTGTTCAACGTAAGGCTCGCCTGTGTACTTTCGAACTTGACCCTCATGAGCGTCAGTAGCAAACGCTATTGCTTTCTCAAAAACGGTCGTAAATGCTGTAACTTCCATTGATATACTTTCCTTTCACATAAGCCTTGATAACTCGATCGGCTTGCTTTAATACAGCGACAACTCCTTTGTCATGTATATCATAACCTATTTCGCGATCTAATGCAACAAAAGCCGACTCAACATCTTTAAAATTTTGCACTCGTTGAGCACCATTCTTAGACACAACCACTTCAAAATCTTTCAGCGATTCCATCTCTTCTTCTTCACGAAGATACTCGGCGATGATTTCATTACATGTAGCGAGCGGCACCTTGGCTACTCGTTTTTCAAGAACTTCGTCAAGAATGACTCGACGATACTTGGCTGGAATTTCTTTGTGGGTTTTATACATTACGCCGCCTCCTGTCGCTCACGAATCTCAAACACCATCTCACGGACATACTCGCGGTCGACAGTATCGCCGTCAAAGTCAAGACTAGGGCGATATTCGAATCGCTTGATCAAACCTTGACAAACTTCTTCGAAAGAAAACCCGTAGTCGTAAATACCACCGTAGCCATAGAACTCAAGGCAGTACTGAACAAAATCGATAACTTCTTGCCTAGACAACTCAGGGTCGTTCGGACGGAAAGATTGACGATAAACGTTTTGAACCTGCTCAACTAAAAATGCTTGACTCATTATACAGCCTCCTGAATTAAGTAAACACCGATCGGTGCATTGATCACATCAATCTCACTGCGCTCATTGCAGAGCAACCGCCACTTGGCGAAGAACTGTTTAGAACCATCTTCAAAACGAACCCAAACAGACTCAGGCTTGTCAGCGTAGACAACGCCCTCTTCGATAGGGAACATAGCCCCGGAAACCATCTGAACTCGACGACCAATCAAACGAACCATAACAACACCTCATCTCAAATTACAGAGTAATTATCGCAGGATCTGGAGATTTGTCAACACTTTTCTTAGATTATTTTGTGTGAATTTTGCACTTTTTTGAACTTTTGGTTATAAGCGACCAGTGCCTTGACAGTGTGGGCAGGCTTCAGCATTCTCGTCATCCTTTTCCTCGTATTTGCTCCAGTCATGAACAGTCCAAATACACCTACCGATTTTGACAGTGTTGCCTTCGCTTACCTCTTGAGTATGGGAAGTAGCGAGAACTCCGTCTACCCATACGTTCTCGCCTTCGATATGATTTTTAAATCTCATCTCATTAATGTATTGGCCTATCATAGGCTTCATCGCATACCACAATTTCATACTAAAATGCTACCTGCCAACTGACACCAAGCGAGTCGTTGTGCATGACCACACCCCATCGAGCAATATTGCCACCTAGCAATACGGCATTAAAATCGTCTGGTTCGAAAGTTCCTACCAAGTAATATGTTCCGCTTAGAATCAAACTATTGACGATGATCGATTTGTCTCTATGAGGATTCGATCCATAGATTAATGAGTTACTTTCAGAATACCCGTTGCGAAGACCCACACGTGTTTGTCTGTGATCGATATAAGATGCAACGGCGTATGAAGTAAACAGAGTTTTTTCTCTATTAGTCCACTCGTTAAAGTGTCTGAATTCAGCCTGTGCGGGTGATGACAGGCTGATCAGAAATGCTGTTAGAAGTATTTTAACCATCTGAGAGAGGATTGTCAAGTGCTTTTTGCAATGTGTCTCTCAAATCTTCATCAAGTTTGTCCATCTTATCATCGATGCGGTCTTCAAGGTTTCGCATCGTGTCACGCACATCTTTCTCGGTCTCTCGGCTTAGATCAGAGACCTGACGCAAGCGAGTGTCAATTTCATCTTGAACGTTTTTCATTCGATTACTAGTTCGATCAGTGACAGTTTCGATTCGAATGATATCGTCTTTGAGACTATTCTTGATGTCGCGGGTGTACTCGATAGCATCGTCCAGCTTTCGTTCGATGGCTACGTTTCGGGCTTCGACAGCCTCGAGGTCAAGCACCTCTAATTTCTCTGCCATTTCTTGAAACGCTTTGTACGTCTCAAAGCCACCGTAGAGAGAACCAAGCACAGCAGTCACGAGTGCAAATGCCGCACTGATCGTTGTCGGCGTCATGGTGATGCCAAACAACTTCATCTTAGTGTTCTTAAGATTCTCTACGCCTTCTTCTATATTGTCTAGGGCATCTTCTAAATCTTTATCTGCCATTTAGAATTCCTTCTGCCACTTTTTTGCAAGTGGTTCTGATTATAATTTTGTTGTTCTCATCATATATCGTATATGTTTTCACACCAAGATCGTTACAACTTACGGTAGTCTTCATCTGTGATGTGCTCCATGTAGCAATTGTGATCTTGTGATCTAACCCAACTCAACTCTTGAATTATGCGGTTGTACCATTGCTTGTCGTATGCGTCTTTGGCTTTGTCCATGTCCGTCGAAAGTTGAGATATTCGAATATCAATATACTCTCTGAAGTCATGTTTCTTTCCTCTTCTCATCCTCGTGCACCTGCTATGATTGAAATGGTGCCGATGATAATTGTCAAGCTAACTACTGTGGCTACTGCAATCATACCGAAGTCTATCCAGAATGCTCTTTTTTCTGCGGCGGCTTGAGCGGCTTTAATTCGTGCGGCGCGAATAACTCTGCGTTCGCGCATCATGTCTTCGTAGAATTGCATTTGACCAGTGTAGATTAGGAACTCACGGAGTTCCTTCTCTAACTGCATCATCTTATGCTTTGCGGCAGTTACTTGAAGTGCCTGTGCTTCGACACTTTTGCCTGAGAATAGTTTACCCAACATCGATGGGTTGGATGCGGCTATGTTAGCCTCTGCGATTTGTTCCTTTGCGTCAAAAAATGATGAAAATGTTTGTGCTAGGTCTTGTACTTCACGACCTTGCTCAATCGCTCCTTTGATCATGTTGAAGGCAGAGCCAGCCATGCTGAGGGCGGCGGCGATTTCTACCATTACTACACTCCATTATTCGTTTTCGAATTTTAATGCCCTCAAATTTTCAATCTCTTGTCGGAGTCTCATAACTTCTAAACGCTTCTTTTCAAGTTCTAGCTGGTATAAAGTATTACAATTAAGGCGTTCTTTGGGGGCGCCAATTGGTATGGTTATTCTTCCATACACACCAACATCCCGAATGAACCGATCGTTATTATATCGAAACGCACTACCAGGATCTACTTGCGCTAGGTTGTAAACTGGATCATCTTGATTCAGTATTCCAACTACGCCGAACTCGACGTTAGTTGACGACCCTATCGCCATAGAGCATTCAATATCACCCGCTCTAATCCTGTCATTTTGAAAATTTGGTGATGTCTGTGGTATGGCTAGATTCAGCGATGAAGATTGACCCCATGCCGCACCTGACCAACATCCCACAATAAAGAACGTCACCAATAATAATAATCTTGTCATTTTATTTTAGAACATATTTTAGACGATACCATCGTCAAACTGGTACCACTGCCTATTAATTTAGATTCAGAACAAATATACACTGCTCGCGTTTTATCTTTCTCGCGTATATGTATGTTCACCTTCTTTCGCTGTAAATGCTTCAACCTCACTATTTTCGATTCAGTGGCAAATGGAATTGCATTCCATTCGCGATCAAATACGCTAAACTCATAATACTCTACATCTGACCTCGCATTGAATAACACCATCTCCGTTGTCAGTATGCCCGGCACTGCATAGAAGGGCTTGAGACTTGGGTATGTAGGCGTTAGCTGGTGGGCACTCGCGTACCCACCTAGCGTCATTAGTAAAGCACAAAGTATTAAACGCACGTTTATTTATATGGCAATGCACTCCGCACTTACAACAGTTCTGTAAGTTCCTGCGGGAAATGCTTTGTCATAGCCATAGTCTGCTTCAGATGCAACTTTGAACCAAGTGCTACCTGCGATTGACAGATCAACCTCGGTTACGTTGTTGTACTCAATCTTGTCGGTGTCATATGCAGACATGCCTGCGTCTGACACTTCCGCGACTGAAGTGCTACCAGTCCAAGTCACTACATCATTCAAAGAAGGACTTTCTGAAAACGAATTTGGATGAGTGATTCTTGCTTTGTAGTAGTCAGCGATGATTACATCATAGCGCACAATTGGCTCAACACCGCCATCGGCTCCGTCTGTAGACAGAATGTTTGGCGTTGGGTTACCGTAGATGCCCACAGTGTCAGTTGTCACGAGACACTTAGACTCCACAGTTCCAGTGATGTTCACATCTTCAGCGATTGCTACAGATGAAAAAACGGCAAGTACTGCCGCACTGATTTGCTTGATCATTGAATGATCTCCTTCTGCTTTACTTATTTACTTATTCTCATACTGTTGATTCACCATTTTCTCATGAAGTATCTGTTGGGCAAACTCATTCCGTTTGCTGTTCTTATTGTCTGGCAAAGTACCACCGTCCAGTACAATTGTCTCTTCGTATACCCCTCCGGGTATGTTCTCATAATAGGTCTGAGGCATAAACTGCATTGCCATCAGTTCTGCGTGTTTGGTTTGATCGAGAACCGACATCACCGTAGTGTTGACTGCGCCGAGCAACTTCTCTAGGCGCTCATCGATCTTCTTTTTACTAGCTACTTTTTTACGATCACGATCTTCTTGATCTTCTTCGTCCATGACTGCTTTACGATCCAACTCGTCCTGCACGAACGTGTCATCTAATGGATCGACAACTTCGGGAGTTTCTAAAGAAGCGACGAAGGGATCTTTGTAGCCAGGACACGAAGGGTTTGTTTGCGGATCGAAACAAGGGTCGTATTGATACGTGTAGATCACGGAGGGATCAGTGACTTTGCCTTCGCCCTCTACTTCGATAGAGCCAGGACCCCATCGACTGATCGGAATGCCACCTACTGATACTGCTTTGTTGATAGTGTTGCCAGGAATGCCAGACCAATCGTCTGTCTCACGAAAGATGTAACCCGGACCTTGTGCATCTTCGTTCTGCACGTGCACCAACATATCGTCTTCGGGATTCTTTATTGTGGTGTACTGATAGATTACGTTACCCACAGTCAAGCCTGCCTGCTGAGGCAGAACATTGGTCATCACCCAACTGAGACCATTGTTCGCGGCGTTCTGAGTTACACCGTAAACAACTTCATTAGAGTAAGAGTAAGAGGGCAAGCAAGCCAACAAGCCCAGCACCGCCCAACATCGTCTTCGTATCATTCGTCATCCCTTCTTTATTCTCTTCACCCGGTTTTGACTCCGGGTTTACTTCCCATGCCGCTTTCGCTTCAGGACCTATAAGACCGTCATAAGGACACGGTGTGCCCGCATTCATCATGGCGTCAAAAACACGTCGGTCTTGACACATAACAGATACGGCTGCAACTTTCATACCCATGTCGTACAAGGTCTTAGCATTTTTTAATCTTTCACAATTATCGTCCGTGATTTGTGTGCCTGTAGAGATACCCAAGATTTGAGTCTGTACAGCACCCGCAACACCAAACGTACATAGATCAGAGTTTGAAGTATTTATGGTAGGCGAGATCGCACTAGCAGGTGGTGACTTAAGTGTTGTCTCAGTTTTTCCCTCCGTTATTACCGTACTCGTTGTTACTGCTTCAGTTCGAATCACGTCATCTACTGGATCCTCTTGTGCAAAAATACTTGCAGAAAAAGTCAGTAAAAGACTAAAGAAAATTCCATAACGCATATAAATATACTCCCGAAAATAATAATATATTACGAGAGTATTTATACTAAATTAGATTGGAACTAAATACGCAAAAATGCGTATTTCAGAACTCGGCGTAAGCCTCGTCCTCAGGATAGATGCGCAGATTGTCTGCGCGACCCATCTCTTCCAACACCATGAGAGTTTCGGCAAGATTGCCGATGTCGCCAGTAGCGACGAACTCACCAGTTTTTACGTTAACGATAATACCCATTAAGCAACTCCTAAAGTTTTACGACCTGCGGTAGCGTAGTCACGTGAATCACGAGTCTTGATGGCGTGACAGCACTTACACAAGGTTTGAATATTGTCAGCAGTGTTGACAGACGGATCACCGTTGATGTGGTCAGCGTCTAACTGCCATTCGGGATCGACGATGTTAGTGGTGCAAGTAAAGCCGAGTCGACCATCGACATTCTCACAGTAATCTTTACGGTGGATCTTGTATTCCCAGCCACCGAGACCGTGCTTGATTGAGTGGTGCTTGTTACAAGCGTAGCCCTCAGACTCAGGAAACTGTTCTTTCATCCACTTGGGACGCCGCCAGCGAATCTCGCCTCGCTTACCTGACGGTTGAGCAGTACGACCACAACCAGGGACCGAGCAGATAGGACGCTCGCTCATGGGGGGAAGAGTTACAACGTTATCACACATAATCAAACCTCAACAAAGGCGTAAGCAGGAACATCAAACTCAGCTTCGAACATACCGATTTCGTCGAAACCGTAAAGAACGTATCCTTTCATGGGATCACCACCTTTCTCAAAAACAACCAACTCGTGACCGTCAGGAATACGAGCGATGGGACCAGGACCAATCTCAACCATAATCATAACAACTCTCCTCTCTCTCAATTACAGGGTAATTGTCTCATGATTTCGGAACATCGTCAACACT